ACAGGGTAATCTAAACGCATCAACAAGTGGTTGGGGTACAAGGTTAGTGCGTGATTCAACTAATGTGTTTACGAGTAATCAGCAATATGCTCAATATGCTAGTACTTTTACTAGTCAAAGGCAAAGTGCAGACTATAAGCACATAGACTCTCCAAACACTACATCTACTATCACATATAAAGTTCAGGTCAGCACATATCAGAATACTTCTGTTTACTTTAATGATGACACTGCACAAACTCAATTAGTTCTAATGGAAATCAAAGGATAACCCCATGACCGATAAAGTCGCAGCACTACAAGCATTAACACCCTTGGCTCAGTGGGTGATTCGTGGCGAGGTTATCGAATGGCTGGACACAGAACAAGACCAGCCTACTGACAGCGCAATACAGGCCAAGATTATTGAATTGCAAAGCCAGTACGATGCTCAATCCTACGCACGTTCACGCAAGGCTGAATACGACAAGTTAAACCAAGATGAAATGCGCTACGATGATTTAGTCAATAGCACAACAACTTGGCAAGATGCTATAGCCGCAATCAAAACATCAATTCCGAAGGGGTAAGAAATGGCTACTACAATCACAGGAACTACCATTGATGTAGGCCCAAATAAACTGGTTGCTAATTCAGCAGGCAATGTTGGCATTGGCACTGCCTCGCCAAGCTCTAAATTAACCTCAGAATCAGCAGCAGCCACTAACATTGTAGCAAAATCTACAAACGGCAATGGCGGCTACATGAATTTCCAAGGGTTGGCTAGTAATGGCACACAGACTTTTGGAGTCAACCACAATGGCACAATATTCACTACGTCTGGCTTGGCAGTAGGCGGGGTAGGTGCAAATAATACGCTGGATGATTATGAAGAGGGTACTTGGACACCATCATTTATAAGCGTAAACAGCACATCACCAACGGGAAGTTTTGCTCATGCAGGGACTTATACCAAAATTGGCAGGGCCGTAACTATTTGCTGCTATATGCAAGTTAACTCTGTTTCAGTTGGTGGAGGCACTTTAGCAATAGCAGGTATGCCATTTGCTTCTATTGACGTCAATGGTAAACGTGGTGCTTGCTCCCTTCTTGCATCAACTTGGGATAACGCCCGAACAGAGCATATTGGTGTTGGTATATACGATTCAACTAGGCTGGGATTTTTAACTTCTAGCCATGATGCTGGATGGAACTGGGAACAAACAGGCAGTTTAAACGCAGGAACAAATATGCGTTTTACAATGACATATTTTACACCTTAATAAATTATCTAGCGTGGATGCGTTAGTGGAGAAATAACATGGCATTATCAAAAGTAATCACACAGGACAAGATTGAAATCGTAGGCGAGTTTAAGACAGTGCAAGTTCGCACAAAGACAGCAGTGATGGAAGATGGTGTGGAGTTATCCTCTGGATTCCACAGACACGTTGTATCCGCAGGTGACGACTACTCAGCAGAGTCTACAGAAGTACAGGCTATCTGTTCACTAGTGCATACTGATTCTGTTGTAGCCGCTTACGCTGCTCATGTAGCAGCCTCTAATCTAGAGTAAATTATGGCTATAACCTACAGAGGCGAAAAGTTTTCAGGCTACAACAAGCCTAAAGCGTCTGCTAAAGGCACAAAGAGCCATGTAGTGCTTATCAAAGACGATGGTAAAGACCGAATGATTCGTTTTGGCGAGAAAGGTGCGTCTACAGCAGGTTCGCCTAAAGCTGGCGAATCAGAAGCTATGAAAGCCAAGCGCAAGTCATTCAAGGCTAGGCATGGGGCGAATATAGCAAAGGGCAAAACTAGCGCAGCTTATTGGTCAGCAAAAACGAAATGGTAGGAGAATTAGCATGAGCCTGTACAGAAACATTGCAGCAAAAAATAAACGCATTAAAGACGGCTCTGGCGAAACCATGAAGAAAGCAGGCATGAAGGGCAGGCCCACTGCTAATGCTTTTAAACAAGCCGCTAAGACAGCAAAGCCCGTAGCTAAAAAGGGTAAGAAAAAATGAAAGGCGTGAAGCATTATCTAAAGAATGGTAAGGAGCATACAGGCTCAATGCACAAGACAAATGGTATGCCAATGACGGGTGCTAAACATACCAAGTCGAGCAAGGATTTGTTTCACAAGAAAGAACTGTCAGCCGCAGTTAGAAAGAAAATTAAATAGAGGATTATGCTATGCCAAAAGGTAAGGGTACATACGGAACCAAGAAAGGTCGTCCACCAGCAAAGCCAAAGAAGAAATCTAAGGCGTACTAATGTGGAGCAGCCCTGTAGAACTGTATCCTGTTCATCTATCATCTACCCTATCCCCATTAGGTCAGGGAATGATAATAGAGCCGCAGGTAGCCATCAGGGAGGTTACAGAGCGTTATAGCGTAGTCAATCTAACAGGCATTTCAGCATATGAGAATCGAAACGCAATATCTACATTGCACTGGGTGGCACGATGTTAGCTGAATTAGCGATTGCCAATGCTGCGTTTTCCGTTATAAAACAAACACTTAGCAACGGCAAAGAGATTGCAGACGCTGGTTCGGCATTAACAAAATACTTTGGTGCAAGCCAAGCTATAGAGCAGAAAGCTAAATTAGGAACTGGTGATGTACTAGCTGCTTACCAAGCCAAACAAGCTTTAGAAAGACAGGAAAAAGAACTTGAGTTTATGCTCAACAAGCAGGGTCTTCTTGGGTATTACAAGTATCAGCAGTTTAGGGATGAGTTTCATAGAAAGCAAAAAGCAGAATCTAAAAACCGCAAGGTTCGACAGGCTAAGATCAACTCAAATATAAATGACGGGTTAATTGCTCTAGGTATTGTTATAATCATAGTCGCTGCTGCATTTGGCGTATTTTACTACATAAGGACTTATTAAGATGTCAGGGATGCCAGACTTTGAAGCAGGCCAGTTAGTTAGTGCAGTTCAGCAACTAAATAAAGACGTTGAATCGTTAACACGAACAATGGCTAAACTAAATGACCGACTTGCTGCTCAAGAGATACAACTAGCTAAAGGTAAAGGAATGGCGGCTGGTGTGATTGTATTAGCAGCGATTTTAGGCGGTGTTTCATCTTATATAATGAACAAAATGTGAGGCATCAATGGCATTAATTCCGTTAAACTTACCAGCAGGTGTTTATCGCAACGGCACTGATTTACAGTCTCAAGGTCGCTGGCGTGATTCTAACCTAGTACGATGGTTTGATAATACATTGCGGCCTATTGGCGGCTGGCGCACTCGCAGCGATACGGCAAGTGCTGGTCAAGTTCGTGGCATGAAATCGTGGATTGCTAATAACTCAGACCGATGGATTGCTGCTGGTAGCTATAATAAATTATATGCGTATAGCGGTGCTGGCGTTCAATATGACATAACACCAGTTGGTTTAACGGCTGGTAATGAAAACGCGCTTAATCCCATAGGGTTTGGTACAGCATTTTATGGGCGTGAATATTACGGAACAGCAAGACAAGAAGCGGTAACGATTACACCAGCTACAACATGGTCGATGGATTCATTTGGGCAATTTCTAGTGGCTTGCTCAAGTACAGACGGCAAGGTATATGAGTGGCAATTAAACCCTTCAGCAAAAGCAGCAGTAGTAGCTAATGCGCCTGTCAGTAATCGGGCTATTCTAGTCACAGAGGAGCGTTTCTTAATGTGCCTTGGTGCTGGTGGTAATCCACGCTTAGTTCAATGGTCTGATAGGGAAAATAATACAGTATGGACACCCGCAGCAACAAATGAAGCTGGTAGCCTAGAACTACAAACAACGGGCCGCATTCAGTGTGGTGTAAGGGTACAAAACCAAGCATTAATCCTAACCGACACAGACGCTCATGTGGCTACCTACAGTGGCCCACCTTACGTCTTTGGCATTGAGCGGATTGGCACATCATGTGGCATTGTATCTAGTCAGGCTGTCGCTGTCGTAGACAAGGGCGCAGTGTGGATGGGCAGTCGTTCATTCTACACTTACAGTGGTGGTGCTGTGTCAGAGGTTAATTGCGAGGTTGCAGACTATGTATTCTCAGACATTAACCACAGCCAGATCAGTAAGGTTGCAGCCGTATCTAACGCAAACTTTGGTGAGATTTGGTGGTTCTACCCATCGGGCAGTTCTAACGAGAATAACCGCTATGTCGTGTTTAACTACAACGACAACACATGGGCAATAGGCGTTTTAGCTAGAACTGCTGGTGTGGACGCAGGCGTATATCGCCAACCTATTATTGCTTCTGCTACGGACAAGAAATTGTACGAGCATGAGATTGGATTTAATTACGATGGTGGTGAGCCGTTTGCAGAATCAGGCCCAATATCCATTGGTAATGGCGATAATGTAATGTCAGTCACCCAGATGATACCTGATGAAAAGACCCAAGGTGACGTTGACGCTACGTTCAAAACTCGATTCTATCCCAACGATGTGGAAAGAACATACGGCCCATTTAATATGGCAAACCCCGTTAGTCTACGTTTTACTGGCAGACAAGTCAGGATACGCGTTGAAGGCGTTAATGCTGATGATTGGCGCGTTGGCATTAATAGATTGGAAGTCAAACAGGGTGGTAGACGTTGAGCATATTAGACCAGCCACCAAAGCTGATTAATCTTAACTGGCTACAGTGGGCGCAAAGAACATCAATATGGCTAGCCACAACGCGTAGTGCTTTACGGCATCGTGGGGCAGGCGAGTCAGCAGCCGAAGATGGTGTATTGCTTTGGAACCAGACAGGCGAATACCCTGTTATATCTGTTGATGGTGCGTATGTTCCTGTACAGATTGCTAGGGGCTACACAGTGTCAGCATTGCCAACGGGCGTGGTTGGTCAACGTGCTTATGTGACTGACGCGGCTTCACCAAGCTTTGGTGCTGCGGTAAGTGGTGGCGGTGCAGTTGTTATACCCGTATTCCGTAATGCAACGGCTTGGATAGTAGGTTGACCGAGTTACAGCGTTGCAGGGAATGGATAGAAGCGGCATTAGAATACAGTGGTGGCACTCACCTTTATGAAGATATTGTGACTGCTGTGGTAGAAGGCAAGATGCAATTATGGCCTGCTGAGAAGTCATGCTGGGTCACAGAGATTACGGTATACCCACGCAAGAAGGTGCTTCATGTGTTTCTAGCTGGTGGTGATTTAGATGAAATTATGGGGATGCACGAATCAGTGGTACAATGGGCCAAAGATCAAGGCTGTGAAGGCATGACTTTGACAGGTCGCAAAGGTTGGGTTAGGGCGTTACAGGATAATGGCTGGAAACCCCAGCAGCTAACTTTATTAGAAAAGAGGTTTTAAAATGTCAAAGGGCGGCACTACATCGGGTAGCACAGAGATTCCAGCATGGTTAGAAAGTGCTGCTATTGAAAACATCAACAAAGCGCGTGACGTATCCCAGATTGGCTATGTGCCTTACTACGGGCCTGATGTAGCCGCTTTCTCACCAATGCAACAGCAGAGTATGCAATCTACTGGAAACGCAGCAAGTGCCTTTGGATTGGCCCCACAAGGCTTTGACGCTATGGCAGGAATGCCACAAGCACAGACCTTTGCAGGCGGTATACAGGGCTACTCAAGCGCACCTTTGTACGAGCAGTCACTAGACAAGCTATTTGCTAACGCACCAGCACAATATCGTGCCATGAATGATATGTTTATTGACCCGTTTACTGGCTCACGACCAAGGGGTGGATATGGTGCTACACCAACACAAGTAAGCCAAATGTCATCTGGTGGTAACGGCAATAGCCCATACGGTAATGACGCTAATATGGCTCATTTAGCTAGAACTTATAATCCAAACAGCCAGCCAGATTATCAACCCGCTGTTGATGGTGGCACTGGATATTGGTCTGGTGGTGAAAAGACAGGTATGCAAACCAACCTTATGACAGGTGATGAATACGAGGCTTATGTACTTGCTCACGGCTTACCGCCAGAGGGTGATACATTTATGGATGGTGTGCGAGGTTTTGGTAGATCATTTGTGAATAATGGACTTTTAGGAAGTTTATACGAGTCTGTTACTGGCAATCCCATTATGCAAAGGGATATAGACCCTAGTGACCCAAATTACTACGAAACCATGTATGGCGATCAGTCACAATTCTATCCTTTAGGCGGTTCTGCAATGGCGGCTCAACAAGAAGCTGATAGACGGGCGGCTAGGCAAGCAGAAGATTTAGCAGCACCAGCTAGACGAGAAGCAGCAAGAGTAGAAGCAGCAAAGGTTCAAGCCGCTATGCAAGCGGAAGTTGATTATAATCAACAAATGCAGCGTGAAGCAGCTTTGTTAGAAAACTTAAATCTTAGCGCAGTAACAACGCCTTATATAGCACCAGTTGTTAGAAGCACAGTTAATAGCGGCCCTAGCGACAATGCTGGTAGAAATTCTTCTGGTAATGGTTTTGGTGCCTCTAGCAGATCAGGCAGCACATCATCTGGTCAAACTGATTACGGATTCTTTTAAGGAATAATATTATGGCAGGCGCACCAACAGGCGGTTTTAACGTCAATCAAGCAGCAGCAGGCGGCATCCAGCAAGCAGGTATGGGTGCGGCACAAGGCATGAACTATAGGCCAATGGCAATTACTGCCCCGACTCAAGCTGGGTTAGAGCAGTACACCAACCCGTATGAGACTCAAGTGGTTAACCAATCACTAGCAGACCTAGAGCGTAGCCGACTAATGGCCCAGAACGTAGGTGGCGCACAGGCAAGTGCCGCTAACGCATTTGGTGGCTCACGGCAGGGTATTGCAGAGGCAGAGACTAATCGGGCCTTTGCAGATCAAGCAGCGCGTACAGCGTCAGGATTGCGTCAGACAGGCTACCAGAACGCACAGAGTATGGAACGTCAGGCCCAGATGCAGAACCAATCAGCAGGATTATCAGGCGAACAGCAGCGCATGGCAGCAGGTCAGCAGTTAGGCAGCTTGTCTAATCTAGGTTTTGGTATGGGACAGACCATACAGGGCCGCATGGATCAGCAGGGTGCAATGCAGCAAGCACTACAGCAGCAGTTGATTAATGCAGGTAAGCAACAGTACGCAGGCTACACTGGCGCACCAGCACAGTCGTTACAGTATTTGTTACAGGCAGTAGGTGGCGCACCAGCTTCTGGTTCAGCAACAGAGACTTATGACGCTGGCTTGTTTGACTATCTGACTGCTGGCGCACAGGCATACGCTACTAATCCGTTAGCGATAGGTAAAGCACTGGGATTTGGAGTTTAATATGGGCTTATTAGATCAAATTATTGCTAATGCAAAAAACGCATCTCCAGCATCAGCTTACGATGGTGAGCTAGCCTTGAAAGAAAGGGAGAATGCTGTAAACTTTGTTCCTAACAATCTTGGCGGTGTGCAAGCAACTCCAGCCACAATGAGAAATAACTCAGCGATTCCATCATTTAGTAGCTTACAGCAACCACAAGCACCACAAGGTATGTCAGCAAATGACAAAAGCGCATTAGCTTTAAGTTTGGCTGGTAGCTTTGCAGGCATGAGTGGTAATCCTAACACTAATAGCATTATGGCTGGTATTAGTGACCAACAAAAGGCTTTGGCTGCTAGGCGTGAGAAGACTTCAGCGCAAGAAACTTTAGCAAAGCAGACAGCAATGGTTCTTCCCTTGCTTGATAAGTTCCCAATTTTAAAGCAAGCGGTACAGGCAGGTATAATCTCACCTAATGAAGCTCTTTTAACTTCTAGGGAAGGTGAAGACGTTAAAGTGGTTGGTAATTCACTTGTTAATAGCAAGGGAGAGATTTTATTTACATACGAATCTAAAAGCGAAAATAAAGAACCACCATCAATGATTACTTTAAGGGCTAGAGCAGAAGAAGCTGGTCTTGAAGTAGGTACGCAAGCTTATCAGCAATTTATGATAGAGGGTGGAGCCAAGAAAGGCATGGCCTTTACATCAGATGGCAAAGGTGGCTTTACCTTAACTCAGGGTGGGGCTACCGTAGGTAAGCCAAAAACAGAAGGACAAGCCAACGCTACTGGGTTTTGGGATAGAGTTTCAATAGCTAATAAAAACTTAGAAGGATTGGAAGATCAAGGTACTAGCTTTGCAGGAAATGTTCTTGCAGCTTTACCACTTGGTACTGGTAACTGGCTTCAAACATCAGAGTTTCAGTTGTATTCACAATCTCAAGAAGATTGGATTAATGCTGTATTGCGTGATGAATCTGGTGCTGCTATTGGCCCTGCTGAATTTGAAAGTGCTAAGACTCAGTATTTCCCACAGGTAGGTGATAAGCCAGCAGTCATAGCCCAAAAAAGAGCAAACAGAAAAACCAAAGAGTTAGGTCTATGGACAAAATCAGGTCAGGACACCACATTCCCTACTGGTTATAACCCTTCATCGGTGGGGAGCAGCAGCGGTATGCCGTCTGGAGTTACAGTAAAGAAGGTGGGGCCATAATGCCAACTTATCAAGTAGAAATACCCAATCAAGGTACTTTTGAAGTTACCTCTGACAATGATCTAACTGATTTAGAAGTATATAATTATGCGTTAGGGCAAGTTAAATCTCAAGCGGCAGCGCAAACCGAACCATCAGCAGATTGGATGCAGAATCTAAAAGAGCGTGACTATCTACAGCAAGCACCTTTGACTGCTAGGGCATTAAAGCAAGCAGAGGGTATACCATTTGTTGGTGGCTGGCTGCAAGATATAGCAAGCGCAGTATCGCCAGAGCTTGAAGCAAAAAGAAAAGCCTTATCAGAAGCCAAGCAATCTCAAGACCCTATTGAAAGCACTGCTCTGCAAGTTAGTGGTGCTGTAATTCCATCAATTATTGCAGCGCCATTGGCTGCTCCAGCTTCATTTGTTAGCTGGTTATCTAAACTTCCTACATTCCAGAAGATAGCGGCTGTATCAGGCACAGGTGGTTTACTTGGTTTAGTAGAAGGCGCAGTAAGTGGTGCTGGTAGAGGCGGTGAAGGTGGGCGTTTAGAGGGGGCAATAGAAGGTGGAGCCATAGGCGGTGCTGGTGGTTTTGCTGGTGGTTTATTGCCTCCAGCCTTAATTAAAGGTTATGAAAACCTAAAGTCATCATTTAGAAATGTAGGCGCAGAGCAAATAGCTGCATCTTTAAAGATATCAGTTCCATCTGCTCAAGTATTATCAGCTACATTTCGGGATGCTGGGACAGACGTTAAAACTGCGCTTCAAAATATCTTTAACGCAGGTGAAGAAGGTATGGTGGCTGACTCTGGTTTTGCAGCACAGGCATTACTAGACGCTTCAGCAGCGACAGGTGGTAGAGCCTCTCAAATAACGGCTGAAGAGGTTACAGGTCGGGCAGCTAGGCAAGGTGCAGCACTATCAACTTCTATGGATGATGCTCTGGGGGCGTTACCTAAAGTAGACGATCAAGCAGCAGATGCCTTAGACATGGCAGAAAACATTGCTTTATCTACAAAAGTTCAAAGGCAAGAGGCATACGATCTAGCCTACAACACGCCTATAGACTATAGTTCTCAGGCAGGTATGCAGATAGAAAATGTATTTAACAATATACCAAAACGGTTTAAAGGTAAGGCAATAGAAAAAGCCAACGATCAAATGAACCTTGATGCTTTGAAATCAGGACAGCCTAAACCTCAACAGATAATGGCTGATATTGCTGACGATGGAAGTGTTACGTTTAGAGAAATGCCAAACCTACGCCAGCTAGATCAAATCAAGCAAATGATTGGTGCGGTAGCATTTAAAGAAGTTGATGCCTTTGGTAGACCAACAGCAGACGCTTTGGATGCGGTGCAATGGTATCGCCAATTGTCAGATAGCTTAAAGAATGCCTCGCCTGAGTATAGAAAAGCAGTTGAGTTGGGCGGTGATAAGATTAGTTTAGATAATGCGTTAGAGATTGGTTTAAGTATGTTAAGCCCTAAAACTTCTGCAAGGGACGTTGTTAGGTCATTAAAAGGTGCTGATGCTGTTGAAAAACAATACGCAAAACTTGGAGTAAGAAGTGCTGTTGATGATTTAATAAACAATGTTAAAGCAACTATTGCCTCCCCTGACATTGACATAAATACACTGCGAACAGTTTTTACTCAGCT